CCACATTAGCCGATCTTTGAATTACCCAAACCATGGGTGATTCCGGAATCAAAAAAAGACGCATATTTACATTATCTACATGATCCCAAATTTCTCTTTTTATGTGTTTGCCTGCTTTGACTAACTCATAAGCTTCTACGTATTTCATTTCTTCTCCTTATTGTTTTATAAAACTCCGGTATGCCATTGCACGACTGGATTAAATAAATCGGCAACTGGCTTATCTTCTTTTTTAAACTCAGTAATTCGATCAGATGCAAAACGCATTAACCCATATTGAAGCGCATCATGCGGATGGGAAAATCTATTTTTATTAGGTTTGTCATGAAATCTTTCGTCACCTGAAATACTCAAGCGCTTGAAGTGATAACCGTTAACAAACCCTTTACGCAAAACAGGACAACCTTCACGATTTAACTGTAAGGCTGGCTGTCCATCTATCATCGTATTTAAAAAATAACGCACGGAACTTATCCGAACATGTGGATCATTGGTATGAGCTGCACTGGTTGGTATACCTAGGGAGTTTAATTCACCAATACAGCTCAACTCTTCTACTATTCCATCGGAAGCTAAACCAGCCGGATCAGCTTCTGATACGCCAATCTTGTTATAAACAAAATCTACCGGTAGAGATGGAAGTACTACATTCTGAGCAAAAGTTCTAATTCCCATATCTTCGGCAAGATACTCTTTTAGTATAAGAATGCGTCCTCGTGAAGTAACCTGGAAGACGATGCAAGCTGGAGTCAAACCAAAGTCCCAGCACAAATGGATAGGAATTCCTTGAATCGCACTCACATTTGAAGCTGAGTGAATATCGTCGTTATATTCTGGGTAAACGCGCTTACCGCTCTCAACTATTCCATAACTGCCTACACAATAAACTTTGATAAATCCTTCACTGCGCTTCTCAGCAAGCTTGGGGTAATAATCCGGCGATAAATTCTCATAATTATCGGCTCTCGGATTTGAAATATAATTATTATCTGCGTCTTTAGCTAGAGAGCCATCGCTATTTAGTAACAATCCCGACGGCTGATGAAATATTTTATAATTTGCTGTGGGATTTAACTCAAAATCTTTATAAATCCAGTGATCTTCATCAGGAGGATTGGTATCACAAATCACACCTGACCAATATGGTGCTGCACAGAATGCTTTTGATGGATAACGATGATTTACTCTTCCGATGAGATGATGTAATACAGCCTGCGGAACTTCAGATAGCTCGTTGATATATGCTCCCGTAGCTTCGATCGATTTAAGCTTCCGGATATCCTCATCTCGATCCAATGCAATAAAAACAAGCTCAAGTTCAATAATGCCATGGCCATCATTAAAAGTATGTTCATAAGTAAGTAAAGGCTTTTGTCTTTTTTTAATATCACCCAATTCACCAAACCATGTAAGCCATGTTTGAAGCGTAGTAGATTGAAGTTCACCGCTAGTATTCCTTATGATTAGCCATTTTGATTTGCGTCTATTGTTATGCCAACGTGGCATTTTACATGCTTGTGCTACGATCTTTTGAATGCACATGGTGGATTTACCAGAGCCATACGCGCCCATAACTAACTGCACAAATGTTTCATCACGCCCAAATAAATCGCCCGTATTACTCGGCTTATAAATGCGATTTTTTTCGGATGTAAATATGAGCGTATGATCTTCTTCAAACTTAATATGCTGAACATCTTGCCTGGTTAATCGCTGCCTGAGCTGGTCTATCTCTTGCCGCACGTTGCTAAGCGATCTCATGTTTCAATACTCTTTTTAACTTTTGGCAAGCAAATAAATTCATAAGTTGAATATCGGCATAAGCAATCAGCACACTCTCTCCGCCTGATTAACTTTCTTGTTTTTTTATGTTTACGAGTATAAATAACAAAAGAACGCTCACTTTCGCAGACCGGACAAATCAACATATTTCATTCTTCACGCTCAATAACCAATCCAATGTAGTAACGACACAAACTAATTGATCAATCGCAATCTCAATCCCAGCTTCATCAAAAGGCAAATGAATTAATTTTTGAAGCGTCTCTTTAAGCTCGCCTTTTATATTTTCTAAATAGAGAACGTTGTCTGAAAGTTTCATATTTACTTATTAAAAGATTTAAGAGTTTTAGCAAGAGAGACCATTTTTTGAATGCGCGGGTTAGAACTCTTGGCAGCCTTTGCCATTTTCTTCGCGGGAATTTTTTCACCCATTGGGACACCTAGAGCCTTATGCAAGCCACCTGGATGTTTTATAGCTCCGGAAATCCAATTCTTTTTTTTCTTAGCCATTAGGCTCCTCCTCACCAAGCAAACTTTCACAATATTTCTTAAGTAAACAAAACTGATTACCGTCACTTATCCTTGTATCTTCATACATCGGGTGAATGAAATACGCATTATCAAAAACTTTCGCAACTAATAAATATCTTTCGTCACTAATCCAGGGAAAAGACTTAGGCTCTTGACCCCGAAACTTTAATGTAACTCCTACAAACTTCTTCGAATCAAACAAATCCCACTTACGCATGAAGTGGGTCATCTCTTTGTCTTCAAAGATCAAATAAGCCAACTACGCCCCCTTAGAGACAGGCTGACCTAAAACACGATAGGCTGCTTCAGTATTTATATCTGCGGGCGACTGCATATTGATTACCGCTGCATCGTCTTCTTTTTGAGAGGCTAATACTTCAGCTGGACGGGGCTTTAGCTTATTACCAAGAAATGAGCTTGAAAAATTTGGTTTGCTTTGCATGATAAATTCTCCAGTTAAATTTTTGCGCCTTTGAGCCCAGGTGTTTTTTCGTGAGGAACTTTAACCACGACATCGATGCGCGCATGTTTAAGAGGCCCCATCATATCGTTGATCTGTTGGTCATTAACATGCTCAGCCCCTGTAGATTCTTTGGATTTTAAACCGTAACAATTAATATCTGGACGCATTTTATTGAGCTCCTGCTTGAGATTGATTTTGTGCCATCCGCTGCTGCAACATTGCCATAATGGCCATTGGCTTCATCATAGCTTCTGGGCTTTGTTGAGCTGCCGGATGATTAATAGATTGGGAAGGCAATCCTAAGTCGGTAGGAATTTGATTAGGAGAAATAACCATTTTAATTCCCTTTTAGTTTGTCTTTTTCGGCTAACATCTGATGCACCTCTTCTAACTGCTTTTGCATTTCAACAACGGCCGAATTACTACTAAAATATTTCCAGTAACTGCGCTCTAAAGTCCATTCAGCACCTCTGTGTCCTTTTTCAGAAGCACGTATATCATCGAGGCAACCAGCGATGAAATTTTCTTGCTGAGTTTTAAAAGACTTGACTAATTTTGCATTAACTGTTTCATCACCTTCTTTTAAATCAACGATGCCTTGATTAATAAAATTGTAAAAATGACTTTCGTGTAATCCTCTAGCTTCAGCAGCAATTTTGATAGGGATACCCCGTGCGACTGCCGCAATAATCCCCTTCACTTTCTCGGGAGTATCAATGCTTTGTTTACGGCCAGCCGGTTTTTTCTCAGCTACAGGCTTAATAACTGCCATAACACCTCTAATGTATTTTTGAGTATTGTTACACATGTAGATAATAAAAAAAAGTCCATAATAAAATAAATATTTGTGAAAAAAAGGGTATTTCGAGCGACCTGGTGCGCAGTATTGTGCTACTATCTGCGCACTATAAAGATTTTATAAGGAAGAGTATGTATAAGATAGTCCATCGCCAATTCGGAATGACGGCATATTTCTTTGAGATTTTCGAAGAAGCTTTAGAATTAGTAGAGGCCATGTTAATAAATGAACCAGGCCAATATTACTTGAGGGCAATATAAATGAAAAACACCTATAAACGCATAAACATGTCATTTACATTTGAGGATTGCCGCCAACTTGAAGAATTATGCACGCTGTTTCGCGAAAAACCTACGGCAACAGTCCGCCGATGTATAGCGACTATGTTTCAAAATTTAAAAAATGAGATGGGAAAGGAAAACTCACAATGTGGGTAATAGCCCTCATATTGACCGTTACAAGTATCTGGATATTTCTAAAAGTGTTGATGGTCATTTTTAATTTTAAAGATAGTGCGCCTAAAAATGACCGTAGATGAAAAATTTGCAATAACTGAATCTCTTAAAATATTCAAAAATTTATTAAAAGAAGCGGATCAAATTATCCTGTGTATGGAATATGGGGAAAAAATGGTGATAAGGAACAGTTTTAATAAAAAAAAGAGACGCAAATCTTGTTTTTTAGAAATAAAAGAAGAGTGAGCTTTAGCTTACTCCTCATTATTTTTTTTAACCGTTTTATAAGAATCTTTTCGTGAAGAGCCGACAAAATAATCTACCATAGTGCTAAACTTGGTACCCATGACACCTACAATCAAATAAAAAATATCATGGTCTGTTTTATCCATGGAAGTCAAAGCCACGATTATACATACCCCCCAGAAGCCCAAAACGACGCTTATAACGACGAAAGCGAAAAGGGGATCCATTCTATAGGTTTTCTTTTTTTTCGTCTCTAGAGTCATCTATGGCGTCCTGAAGCACTAAATCGGCACATAGGCCGCAATGTGAGCAAACATAATATGAGATTGTATTATTTTCGACATGCACTTCTTTTTTGCAACATTTACTGACCATCATTTCTCTATCCATCAATGAAGCCTATGCAACCTGTATTTTTTTGATTTCGAATTTTTACATAAGCAAATGGTAAGGTACCCTTTGCTATCTGTTCCTGGCTTTAAAACTCTTCCTATAACAGCGCCTTTAGCCGCAGAAATACGTTTTACGTTCCCATTTTCATTTATTAAATACTGCGGGTAGTCATTTATTTTTTTCCACATATTTCATCACTTTAATTCAAAATTACATCATGTAATAAGTTCCACGTGTCCTAAATCTTTAAATTTCTCATCTAACACCTGAGTATCTCTATCCCAATCCATACCAGAACGTACAGAGTGAGTTATCTTACCTTGCGCCTTTAGCATGACAGCTGTCGATAATATAAATCCCGCAAAATAATAAAATCTATCAGTATCATGCCAATTAATTGGCCACGGCGCAAAATCAAATGCTAAAGAGGGGGATTTGTTATGTTTGCTCGCAGGAAATTTTAATTTGCTATTCCCGTGATTGTAAGCGGAGTCCTGATCTTTTTGGTTTCGATAACCGGCCAAAATAACAATGTCAATGTGCTTAATCACTTCGTTCGCTAAAACTTGCAAATCAGGATGACAAGTAGACAAGCGCGATAAAGATAACTTGCTAAATTTTGGCATCTTGTCTCCTGAATAGCTTACAATAATTATTGCGTACTTTTAGGGAAGTTCAAAGCTCTTTTTC